AGCGAATCGCTACGACTTGAACCTCCATAACCTTTTTAGGAGTTTATTATGTCTCATTTCCCTATCGGCATTTGTGAAGTGCCTGATATTTCCCGTCTTCCGAATCGTGCAGAACGTCGCAAGTTTAGTTCTGCTAGGTATTCTCATACCTTTACTGAAGAGATTGCCAAAATTGACATTGGTGGAAAAACTGTAAAAAACACCGCACGCTCTGGTGGCACTGATAATAAGAATACTGATGATCTTTTCGGTGAATTTGAAAAGGGTGTTCGTTACGATCAGTTGCCACCGATTGTTGTGAAGATCGGGAACACTTACTATTTGATCGATGGATTCACCCGTATTCGTGCTCTCAAGCGTCGTGGTCAAGTTTCATGGGCATTTGATGTCTATGAAATGAACGATGGTTATACCATTGAAGATCTCCGTGATGAGATTGGTTTGGGTGCAAATGACCATGCAAAGTGTAAATCTGCAACTAAAGATGATTTCAAGACTCGCGCTAGTGCATGGGTCCAACGTCAAAACCGTGTTGTCTCTAAAGAAGAAGTGAAGGATTGGATTAACTCAATTTATCACACTTTCACCCAAAAAGAAGTTAGTGGAATGGCAAAATCTGTCATTGACAATGCATATGCAAGCACTACTCTTACTTCTTTCAATTCTGATGAAGCAGCAGCGTATCTTCTTGATGAGGGTTACAAAGTAAATGGCAAAGCAGATTCTGATGGTCTTGTTGGAAGACTTGTTTGCGCTGAACCTAATGGCACTTATGGTCCTCGCAATTTTTGTCACATGCTGAAGGACGTTGCAAAAGGCAAGCGTTCTCGTATTCACATGTATCTTCATTCTGGTAAGAAGATTACTGATCCTGCAAAACTGATCTCTGATCAGAAAGAAGAGTTTGAAACTCTTTGGAGTGCTGTAAAGGAGTGTGCTGTTCTTCTTAAGCACGATCCTGATTGGACTCCCTTTGAGTTTGGTGTTCGTCCCTCTCAGATCCTTGATAAGGATCCTGATGGTGGAGTAGTCAAACTTTGACCTAGAAATAACCGAATAAAAAATTACGGGGTTCACTACCCCGTTTTTTTATGTTTTATGCTATAAATATGTATGGACGCCTTCGGGGTCCACACAATCAAATCTCGCTTTAAAAGGAGAAGTACAAATGACTAACCTCATGAAGTATCATGCTGCAAACATGGATCAACTGTTTGACCGTATAAATAGAAACAGTATTGGTATGGATGAATACTTTGATCGTCTGTTTAGACTGCAAGAAACAACGACAAACTATCCTCCATATAATCTAGTCACGGTCAGCAGCACAGAATCGAGACTAGAACTCGCATTAGCAGGATTCAAAAAAGCAGAAGTCAATGTCTACACTCAAGACGGAAAACTCTTTGTCGAAGGACAGAAAGAGGATAAAGAAACTGGAACCGATTATGTCCACAGAGGAGTGGCTCAGAGATCTTTCACCAGATCTTGGACCCTCTCAGATGAAACGGAAGTTGGATCAGTTGTATTTGAGGATGGGTTACTGACAGTAACATTACAAAAGATTGTTCCAGATCATCATAAGAGAAAGGATTATCTCTAAATCCTGACTATTTTCTGCTGCGGTTGATACAGAAGTGTATCACAGTGATACAGTATAATATAGATAGTTATGTAAAAACAAGGAGGACGACTTATGAATCTCACAGCCGCCACTCTTGCAATTGGAACAGCAATGACTCTTTTTAGCAGTTGGACCATCGGCAGTGTACTACCCTAATGGACCACCCACAGCAGAAATCTTTCTAACAACTCCATAAATAAAATTGAATATCGTCGTCGCAGACGGAGGGGTAACTGGCCAAATCCAGTTGCAACCCCTCCTTTTTTATGGTATATTAAATGGGAGGTATAAAAAAATTATGACAGTAAAACTTGCCGTTCTGAAATCTGGTGAAGATATTATCTCTGATATGCAAGAGATGGTTATCAAACAAGACGAAGAAGAAAAAGTAATTGGGTATATTTTCAAAAGACCGTGTGTTGTAAAACTTGAAAATAAACAAAACCTTTCTGACCTACAAGGAAACAGGTCTTTTGAAATTGGTATGTTTCCTTGGATTCCACTGTCAGCAGATCAGGATGTTCCCGTTTCTGCAGACTGGGTTATTACATTAGTAGAACCCATAGAAAAATTAAAAATTATGTATGAAAAAGGAGTTTTGAACAATGCCGAAGCAGATAAAACTTTTGGTGATGATGAACAACCAGATTCTGATATCGGAGATTGATGAAGTTGGTTCTGAAATTGGAGAACCTGATTGTAAACTTATAGAACCTTTTATTCTCAACCAGGCAGATATGACACTTTCGCCTTGGTTGGTTGAATATACGAATCAGAATACTTGTATGATCCACTCTGATAAGATTCTGACTATTTGTGACCCTAAACCCACTCTACTTGAAAAGTACCAAGACCTGATTAAATAATGCGATTCTACACCAATGTTCAAATGATCGGGAATCATTTTCTCGTTCGTGGATATGATAATGGCAAACATGTAATGTTTAGGGAAGAGTATTCGCCTACATTATTTGTTCCTTCAAAAAAGAAAACAAAATATAAAACTTTGGAAGGAGAATTTGTAGAACCTATTAGTCCTGGATTGGTGCGGGACTGTAGGGAATTCATCAAAAAGTATGATGGAGTGGATAACTTTAAAATCTATGGAAACGATAGATACATTTATCAGTATATTTCTGAGAAGTATCCTGAAGATGAAATTAAGTTTGATGCAACAAAAATTAAAATCTCAACAATTGATATTGAGGTTAAATCGGAAAATGGATTTCCAGATGTTGAATCTGCAGCAGAAGAAGTCTTGCTTATTACGGTGCAAGACTATACTACTAAACAGATTCGTACTTGGGGTCAAGGACCTTTCGATAATAAGCAATCAAATGTAATTTATAAAGAGTTTGAATCTGAGCACGAACTTCTAAGTTCTTTTATTAACTGGTGGATGGTTGAAGAGAACACCCCTGAGGTTGTGACTGGATGGAATAGTGAATTGTATGATATGCCATACTTGGTTCGTCGTATTAATCGTGTTCTTGGTGAAAAACTAATGAAACGTCTTTCACCTTGGGGTCTTGTTACTGAAAAAGAAACTTATATTGCTGGACGCAAAAATATTTCCTACGATGTTGGTGGTATTACTCAACTTGATTATCTTAACCTTTACAAGAAGTTTACTTATAAAGCGCAAGAATCTTACCGACTTGACTATATTGCAAGCGTTGAACTTGGGCAAAAGAAACTTGACCACTCCGAGTTCGACACATTCAAAGACTTCTACACCAACGGATGGCAGAAGTTTGTAGAGTACAACATCATTGACGTGGAACTTGTTGACCGTATGGAAGACAAGATGAAACTGATTGAACTTGCAATTGTTATGGCATATGACGCTAAAGCAAACTATGCCGATGTATTTTCACAAGTTCGTATGTGGGATACGATTATCTACAATTATCTCAAAAAGAGAAACATTGTAATTCCTCCCATTGTTCGTTCTGATAAAGATTCAAAGTATGCTGGTGCCTATGTTAAAGAACCAATTCCTGGAAAGTATGATTATGTTGTAAGTTTTGATTTGAATTCACTTTATCCTCATTTGATTATGCAATATAATATTTCTCCAGAGACTCTTTTGGATGAAAGGCATCCTACAGTAACAGTTAATAAGATTCTCAATGAAGAAATAAATTTTGAGATGTACAAAGATAATGCAGTGTGTGCTAACGGTGCAATGTATCGTAAAGATGTGCGTGGATTTCTTCCAGAACTTATGGAAAAGATTTATAAAGATCGTACAATCTTTAAAAAGAAAATGCTTGTAGCAAAACAAGCGTATGAAAAGACTCCAACAAAGGAACTAGAAAAGGAGATTGCACGATGTAATAACATTCAGATGGCACGCAAGATTCAGTTGAACTCTGCTTATGGTGCTATTGGTAATCAATACTTTCGATATTACAAACTTGAAAATGCAGAAGCAATTACACTTTCTGGTCAAGTTTCTATTCGGTGGATTGAAGGTAAAGTGAATGGTTATCTAAATACCCTTTTAAAAACAGAGAAAGTCGATTATGTTATTGCATCTGACACTGACTCAATTTATCTTAATTTTGGACCTCTTGTTAGTAAATTTTTTGCTAATAAGTCTGGCGACAAAGCAGCAATTATTTCAATTCTTGATAAGATCTGCCAAGAGAAGTTGGAACCATTCATCGAATCCAGTTATCAGGAACTTGCGAATTACGTTTCGGCATATGAACAGAAGATGAAGATGAAGCGTGAGAACATCGCTGATCGTGGTATCTGGACTGCAAAGAAACGCTACATTCTTAATGTATGGGATAGTGAGGGTGTTCGCTATTCTGAACCTAAACTTAAGATTATGGGTATCGAAGCAGTTAAGTCATCAACACCCGCACCTTGTAGAAAGATGATTAAGGACGCACTCAAGTTGATGATGAGTGGAACAGAAGATGAGGTGATTGACTATATTGAAAGGTGTAGGAAAGAATTTAAATCACTTCCTCCCGAAGAAATTTCTTTTCCACGTAGTGTTTCTGATATTAGTAAATATAGATGTTCTAGTAACATCTACACAAAAGGAACTCCTATTCATGTGAGGGGAGCACTCCTTTATAACTATTATATTAAACAAAACAAACTTGACAATAAGTATTCATTGATTCAAAACGGTGAGAAGATTAAGTTCTGCTATCTCAAAAAACCAAATGTGATTCATGAGAATATTATTTCTTTCATTCAAGACTTTCCAAGAGAACTTCAAATTGACAAATACGTTGACTATCAACTACAATTTGAGAAAGCATTCTTGGATCCTCTGAAGACTATTCTTGATGCTATTGGATGGAGTGTCGAAAAAACTGTAAACCTTGATTCATTTTTCTCTTAATGGACTTTCTAAAAGATATTGTAAAAGAAATTGGCGATGACTTCACAAAACTCGCAGCAGATATTGACGAGTCTGAAACTTATGTGGACACAGGTTCGTACATTTTTAACGGACTTTGTTCAGGGTCTATATTTGGCGGTGTATCTGGGAATAAGATTACTGCCATTGCTGGTGAGTCTAGTACTGGAAAAACCTTCTTTTCTTTGGCTGTTGTTAAAAACTTTCTCGATTCTAACCCTGATAGTTATTGCCTTTACTTTGATACTGAAGCCGCAATTACTAAGTCTCTTATTGAGTCCCGTGGCATTGATACCACTCGCCTAGTGGTTGTGAATGTCGTCACTGTAGAGGAGTTTCGTAGTAAAGCACTCCGTGCTGTAGATATGTATCTAAAAGCATCAGAAGATGATCGCAAACCTTGTATGTTTGTGCTAGACTCTTTGGGAATGCTTTCCACTGAGAAAGAAATTACGGATGCACTCAATGATAAGCAAGTTCGGGACATGACCAAATCCCAACTCATTAAAGGTGCTTTCCGTATGCTCACCCTCAAACTTGGTCAAGCAAAAATTCCTATGATTGTCACTAACCACACCTACGATGTCATTGGCGCTTATGTTCCTACAAAGGAAATGGGAGGCGGTAGCGGTCTTAAGTATGCTGCTTCTACTATCATCCATCTCAGCAAGAAAAAAGAAAAGGACGGAACAGAAATTGTTGGAAATCTTATCAAGGCAAAGACTGCTAAGTCGCGTTTAAGTAAGGAGAACAAGGATGTTACAGTGCGTTTGTATTACGATGAGCGTGGTCTTGATCGATATTATGGTCTTCTTGAACTTGGTGAAATTGGCGGACTTTGGAAAAACGTTGCTGGTCGATATGAAATGAGTGTTGACGGCGAAACCAAAAAGGTTTATGCTAAGGCAATCTTAAAAGATCCAGAAACATATTTCACTCCAGAAGTGATGGAAAAATTAGACCAAATTGCACGAAAGGAATTTAGTTATGGAGAAGGTTGAGTTTCTAATTCTTAGAAACCTTTTATTTAATGATGATTATGCAAGAAAGGTAATTCCTTTTATTAAAAATGAATACTTTGAAGATCCACATCAAAAAATTATTTTTGAAGAAATCTTCAAGTTTGTCCAAGAATACAATCAACTTGCAACTAAAGAAGTTCTTCTGATTGAAGTTGAGAAGCGTAGTGATGTGAATGAGTCTTCTTTCAAAGAACTTGTTCGCATTATTCAGTGTTTAGAAGATGTTCCTGTAGAACAGGGATGGTTAACTGATACAACCGAAAAGTGGTGTCGTGATCGTGCCATTTATTTGGCACTTATGGAGTCTATTAACATTGCCGATGGTGGTGATGAGAAAAAGAACCGTGATGCTATTCCATCAATTCTATCTGATGCACTATCAGTAAGTTTTGATAATCACATCGGTCATGATTACTTACAAGATTATGAATCACGATACGAAACCTATCATAGAAAGGAGGAAAAAATTGAATTTGATATCGACTACTTTAACAAAATCACGAAAGGTGGGCTCCCTAACAAAACTCTTAACATCGCGCTTGCTGGTACAGGCGTCGGGAAGTCTCTATTCATGTGCCATGTGGCTAGCTCCGTCTTGCTCCAAGGGAGGAACGTTCTGTACATTACAATGGAAATGGCAGAAGAACGCATTGCTGAACGAATTGACGCGAACCTCCTGAATGTTCCTATTCAGGATATTGTTGAACTGCCAAAGAGTATGTTTGAAACCAAGGTAAATAATCTTGCCAAGAAAACTCAAGGCACCTTGATTATCAAGGAGTATCCTACTGCTTCTGCTCATGCTGGACACTTTAAATCACTTCTTAATGAATTGTCACTTAAGAAGTCATTTAGACCTGATATTATTTTCATTGATTACCTTAATATATGTGCTTCCAGCAGGTATCGCGGAAACAGCACTGTCAATTCATATAGCTATATCAAAGCTATTGCTGAAGAGCTTAGAGGACTGGCTGTTGAAGCAAACGTCCCTATCGTTTCTGCCACGCAGACCACTCGTTCTGGTTATGGTAGCTCTGATGTTGAGCTTACTGACACTTCTGAGTCCTTTGGTCTCCCTGCTACTGCTGATCTTATGTTTGCCCTTATTTCAACTGATGAACTTGAAGAACTGGGACAGTTATTAGTTAAGCAGTTAAAAAACCGTTATAACGATCCAACGATTCATAAGCGTTTTATTGTTGGTATTGATCGTGCCAAGATGCGTTTGTATGATTGTGAACAAAGTGCTCAAAGTGATATCCTTGACAACAAACAAGAAGAGGAGTATGATTTTGAGGATAGAAAACCTAAAAAATCATTTGAGGGATTTAATTTCTGATGTCTAATGTTGATACCAAAAAATATATTGAATTTGTCAATGGAGTCACCTCTCTACCATCGCAAAACTATTCGGATTTCACCGCTCGTCTTTATGAATTGGAAAAGCAGGGATTTCCTACCGAGCGACTGCTTACTGCTGCTGTAGGTATGTCTGCTGAAGCAGGTGAATTTACTGAAATTGTCAAAAAGATTATTTTTCAAGGCAAACCTGTCAATGAAGAAAACTTGTTTCACCTAAAGCGTGAACTTGGCGACATTATGTGGTATGTTGCTCAGGCATGTATGGGTCTTGATACAACTATTGATGAAATTATTGAGATGAATGTTGATAAACTGAAGTCTCGTTATCCTGGTGGAGAGTTTGATGTCCACTATTCTGAAAACCGTAAGGAGGGAGACCTGTGACTAAAAGAGAATTTCTAGATACCAAAGGTCAAACTTGGGAATGGGAAGAGACTGAAGAAACCCGTAAGGCAGTAGAAGAACTACATAAAACCATTCGAGAACTTGAATCCCAAGCACCAGATTATGGGGTAGGTAAATGAAAAAACTTACACTTGAGGATTATCAAAAAGCAGGTGAAGAGTTCTGGCCTAAGTATTGGTACATTGCCAAAGAACTTGGGGAAGACTCCAAAACAGAAGATGTCCTAAAAGTTATGGAGGCAATTGGAGGAATTGCTCTTAAATTAAAACTTGAAGAGGCAGTAGCACCTTTTGGATTTAATAAGAAAAAAGAAGAAAATGAGCAAAACTAATATTCACCCAGAAATTGCCGAAGTTGAATGGATTGACGATTTATTCTATGTAGAAAAAAGTCGTGGAGGACTTTGGAAAAGCGTTTTAAAAGATGGTAAAGACTTTCTTTTCTCGATAGAAAAAGATGAAGTAATTAAAGTAACACGCTGGTATCTTAAATGTGAACAAGAAGGAACTTTGCATCTATATACTAGAGTCGTAAATGATGGATTTGTTGGAGGTAAATTATGAGTAATGTAACTATTGAAATGGATGTATATACTGCAGCAGCAGTACGCCAAGCACTCTTTAGAGAGCAAGATGGATATACTTATGATGAAACATGTGTTCCAGAACGCATTGTCAATATTCGTAAAGTAATTGCAGATGTTGATGCAGGCATCGAGTCTGTGGTAAAATCTGAAAAAGAAAATCTGGAAACAGAATCTGAATGACCCTTCGGGGTTTATCGGGGGGATTAGTTTAGTGGTAAAATGGGTGCTTTGCAAGCACTAGTCACCAGTTCGACTCTGGTATCTTCCATAAATAAAATTAAAAAATGCCACAGTTTAACGAAACTCTTGCATTAAACCAGGCACTTATGGCAATTCAAAGTGCAAAAGAAGTTGATGATGTATCCGTTAAAAAGGCATCGGCAACGCTAGTAACCTATACTATCAAATCAAAAGATAGGTTGACTACACGAGAGGCAGTAAGGAGTCAACTTTTATCTGCTGGATTTCCAAAGAACAAGGTTATTCAAAAACTGGTTTCGAGTGAATCCTCAATGGAGATCATAGAAACAAAACCAGGAAAAACCAACTATCGTTTTGTATTTAAACCCACCAGAGGTGGAATGTCACAAACGACATTGAATGCTTCTATTACAGAGCTATTTCCTTGTATTGCATTTATTACTGGAATCAAATCAAGATCAGTAAAAAATAATAAAGATTTTTACAATAAAATTATTGCCAATAATAATCCATCACTGCCTTGTTATGTAAATGCTAGGGATGCCGCCGCAGGAAAGGAATTCATTGAAAAAGCGGAGAATGGTAAATTTGATGAAAAAGTTAAAAATGCCCTCAACGTTTTAAGGTGGATTGAAGGTGTAAACAGAAAACATCCAATCACAAATGTCTTTTGGGGATACAGAGCAAAACCAAAAGGTGTTAGATCAAATCATCCAGGTGATATTTTCCTTCAATTTACAAATGGACAAATGCTTGGTGTGAGTTTAAAGGCAGGTGGGGCAACCACTGATGAACCAAAACTCAATACTTATGTAAAACCCATTTATGATTTTTATGGTAAAAGTAGAGAATATGAAGCATTAAGAGATAAACTTTGGCCACAGTACATGCAAGTATCTGGTGTGACCGAAGATGATAAGAAGAGGTGGGGGACCAAAGCACTTGCAATGAAAACATATGAATTTGAGAAAACTAATCCAACCGCATATGATGCTCTTTATGATCAGAATTTGGCAATTATTAAACAGGAACTTGCCAATCTTTTGAATAGTGATATGCAAAAAACGAAGAGATGGTTACTTGAAAACTTGACCAATCAAGATCGTGAGGTTCCATTGGTGGTTGTCAAAGCAACTCAAGCAACTGCTAGAAGAGACAAGTCAAGTGATATTTTAACTGAAGCACTGGCATCAGTAAGTAGTATAATGGCATCACCAACTCCCAAGAGTGGTTCTTCAAAACAGGGTTGGTTTATTAGATTGAGTGATGGATCTAAACTTGAACTTGATTTCACTACTAGAACAAACAAAGTTGGTGCAATGCACAAGTTAGGTCAATTTGCAAATCTTGCAGTAAAATTCAATAAAGTGAAAACTGTTTGATTGTTTAAACGATACTCTAATAAATATAGTATAAGGACTTACAATATAAATGAAGAACTTTCTAAAATTCTTTACTGAAGCAAAAGCATCCGTCGCATCTGAAAGAGCCAAGAAAATGGGTCTTAAGGGTGATGGGCACGGTGGATGGTATAATGCTGCGGGAGAGTTTGTTGCTAAGACCGAGGGTGGTGAATTAAAGTTTTATAATAAGGGACAAAAACCTGGTAAAGACCAACCAGAAGATGCTGAAAAGAAAGCACAAGCAGCAACAACTCCACAAAAGATAGCATCTCCTATAGCACCAGTGGGGCAAGAGGGAGAAGAGATTGAATCCAATTCACTAACTGTTGTATTTGGTCGTTTCAATCCACCAACAACAGGTCATAAAAAACTTCTTGATACTGCACACAGAATTTCCTCAGGTTCTGACTTTAAGGTATATCCATCAAGAACACAGGATTCTAAAAAGAATCCTTTAAACCCAGATACAAAAATTAAATATATGAAAAAAATGTTCCCTAGATACGAGGAGAACATTATTAATGATGATAATATGAAAACTATCTTTAATGTTCTTCAAGGAGCATATGATGATGGATACACTGAAGTCACTATTGTTGTTGGTGCAGATAGACTTGGTGAGTTTAAGAACCTTGCTAATAAGTATAATGGGGAATTGTATGATTTTGAAAATATCAATGTAGTATCTGCTGGTGAAAGAGATGCAGATGCTGAAGGTGTAGAGGGAATGTCTGCATCCAAGATGCGTAAAGCAGCATCAGAGAATGACTTTAAAACTTTCCGTTCAGGCATTCCAAATGCATTAAGTGATGAAGAAACAAAATCATTATTCGCAGATGTTCGAAAAAATATGAAGTTATCTTCTAAAAAAGAAGTTAAGGAATTATGGCAGATTGCTCCTAAACTTGATATGAATAATTTGCGTGAGAACTATGTAACAGATAGAATTTATCGTATTGGCGATACTGTAGAGAATCTTAATACTGGTCTTGTTGGTGAAGTTATTCGTAGGGGAACAAATCATTTAATTTGTCTGACTAATGAGAACTTAATGTTTAAATCATGGATTAAGGATGTAACGGAAGCAGTAGTAAATTATCCAGGACCTTCAGGTGTTCCAGCAAGTCAAAGAGAGATTGGAACAGATTCCTTTAGAGAATATGCTCAGAGAATGACTGGCACTAATGCCATCAAGAATTTCATAAATAAGTATAAGGCTAAAAAGTAAGATTCTATACTCATGACTCATCTCAACAATATCTCCAAAGTATACATGGAGAAGGTTGCTAAACCTGACTTTCTTGACTTAGACAAGGATGGTAATAAGAAAGAGCCTATGAAAAAGGCAGCAGTTGAAGCACCTAAGGAAAGGTTGAAGACTGACCGTGATGGTTATCGTGTTTCCAAAAAAGATGCTGATGCTGCTAGAGAAAGACTACTAGCAAAAGCAAGAGCAAAACGTGCAAAGATGTCTGAAGCACTTGATCCTGTAGGTAAGGAAGATGCTGACGTTGATAATGACGGTAAGAAGAATACTAAGTCTGACAAGTATCTTCTAAATCGTCGTAAGGCAATTGGTAAAGCAATTGCTACAAGAAAAGAAGAAATTGAAATCACAGAGATTCACACACAGGCACATAAACCACACGAAGTTCCTGATAAAAATCTGAAAGGACTTGTAAAGAAAGCAGTCAAGAGAATTGATGCTGATAATGATGGTGATGTAGATACTAATGATCCCAAAGAAACTGAAATGGGAGAGTTTATTCCTTCACCTGATGGTAAAAAGAAAGTAAAAACCAAAGTCCAAAAAGAAAGTTATTCTAATTGGAGACAAGAACTTATTGAAGTTGCGGACGATGAACAAGAAACTGAAATTAAAGAAAAAAAAGTAAAAAATAAAATTATAATTAATCCAAATCTTGGCGAATCGGTTGAAGAACTTGGTGGAACATTGATTGAAATGATCGAAGTTGATGAAATTGATGTTCTTATTGAAAGTGTTTATGAGGAACTGATTGAAGAAGGTTACTCGGAAGATGATGTTGAGGAAGCGATTGAGTATAGTTTAATTGAGGCAAAAGTGACTTATGGTCACGATACGCCTACCAAGAGAGACGAGATGATGAAGAAAGCAAAGGGTCGTTTGAGATTCCTTGGTAGAAAAGCAAAAGAGAAGTTTGATTCTGCAAAGAAAAAAGTGGGAATGGCATCAGCACAAGCACAAGTTGCTGGTTACAACAAACTTAGAAATATAGCGCAGACTGCTGGTGATACAAAAAGAAGAGCAAAGAAAGCAGTAACTGATGTTCCTAAGAAGGCAAAGAAAAAAGGAAAGAGTTTACTCAGAAGAGCAGCACAGAAAGTTGTTGACCGTATGAGTGAAGAAACTCTGACCGAAAAACCAGGTGATGGATACCTTGGACCTACACCAATTCCAAATCCAATTCGTCTGGCACAGGATGTTGTTGATGCAACCAACCGTACTAATCAGAAAAAGGTTAATATGGTAAACAGGACTCTGGGTCGTGATGCTGCTTCAATGCCAAAGCACACTTACTTCAATAAAGGTCCTAGTGCAGCATCACAAAGATATCTTGGACTCAAAAATTCTTTTGAACCAGAAGGTGAGATGATTGGTGAAAAACTTAATATGAAGAAGGAGAAGATGGGTGATGTTATCAAGGACTTCTATAAGTCTGATGCTCCTCAATTCAAAGGTAAGTCAAAAGAAAAGCGTCGTGAAATGGCGATTGCTGCTAAATTGACTGCTGAAAGAGGTGGCAAGAAACTTGGCGAAGAAAACCTTGAAGAAGGTCTTCCACTTGCTTTAGGTGCTGGTGCTGCTGCGATTGGTGGTGCTGCATATTTGATCAATAGAGCAAAGAAGGCAGCAGATACCCACAGTGATAAGTCAGTTGGTAAACCAACTGTTCAAGGTGCAGCATCTGCGATTAGAAATAGAAATACTGAAATTGAGAAACTTAGATCTAGAATGAGAAATGAAGAGGCATCGGATGCAATGAAGGACCGTCGTCAAGAGCGTGGTGGCGTTGGTGGTAATCAACGCTATGATAAAGCACCTAAGGCACCTAATACCAAGAAGTTTGGTAAGGGTAAGATGATGGCACAGAAAGAAATGGAGAAAAAGCATGGTAAAGGTGCTTCCGCAATGGATATTGTAAAGGCACAAATCCGTGATAAGTATGGTAAAGATGCTATTATGGATACTAAGAAAAAGAAAAAGTGAAAAGATTGACGATATATAGATTGTAGACCTTGAGGTTCATCATGCTCGCACTCTTACTTCCATTAGCGTCAAAGGTAATCAAAGATGCTGTCGCACAAATTCCAGAAAATGAAGAACTTGGTGAGAAACTGGTTGAGATCTGTCTTGTTATCCTTGCTAAAGCGGTTAAGTTGACCAAAACTGATATGGACGATAAACTTCTTGAAGTTGTCGCTTCAGCAATTAAGGCAAGAGAAGCAGAGTGAATATGTAAGGAGATCTCATTTGTGGGGTCTCCTTTTTTTATAAATATTTGATAGCAAATAATTTTTTACGGTAGAAAGACATGGCACTCTGGGGAAATAACGATGCCGTTGGTTCTGGTGGCACAGTATCATTGAACTATGCCACTGGTGCTGTTACTGGCACTGGTACAACTTTTGGACAAACTGGTGCAGCACAAGAAGGTGATGTAATCAGATTTGGCGATCGTTCTAGTACATATTACGGTGATGCTGTTATCGTTAGCATTGCTGGCACACAATCTCTGACTATTGGTTCAACTGCTGGTCTGAGTGGTGCTGCTATTTCTGGCGCAGACTTTACTATCAGTCAACTTCCCAAGTACACTATTGGTGATTCTAAGTACAGTGAAGCATCATATGGCACTGAGGATTCCTTTGTGTATGGTGTTGCAGAAGCAGGAATGACTGCAACAGATAACACTTCATACCACCTGAGCCATGAAGGTTGGGTTGGAGTTACAACTTACAATGACAACGCTGGTAATCTGAGAGTTAAGTCTGAGGTTCTGGTTGCAATGTCTGGTATTACAACTGGTAATTCACCTGTATATGGCAACCCACCTGCTTGATAACATATGTTTTTTACTGAGTTGAATGAGGATAACTTCCTTTTATTTGCAATTAAAAACTATGAAAACCCTCAAGCAGTAACAAAAGAAGATTTTGATAAAGATTTAAATCATTTTAAGTATGTAAAACGATTATTAAAGAGATATAAGAATACGGGGGAACTCAAAGTTCCCCTTCTTATCAATCATTTTATTATTTTGTATAATATCTTTGGTGAAGCAGCAACACCGATGCTGTTTTTTAAAATTGAAAAAGAGTTGTGGTCTACGATAAAAACTTTTATATTATTTTTGAATCGTATTCCAGAATATCCAAAATGTTATATACATGATATACCCGTTGATATAAATTGTTTAGGTCAGTTACAGAAGATTTACAATGAAACAAGAGACTCTGAATAAAATTATAGACATTATTAGGGAATCATTGTATGAAGATGTTCCTACCAATAATGTTGGTGGAGGGCAGATTGCTGGAACTGCTGAAGCTGGAGATGATCCTCCAGTAAGAAGAAGAAAAAGAAAAAAATATCTTTACGGAAAAGGATTAAGAAAAATCTGGAAACCCGAAAATGGCGGAGCAAGTTAAAGTTGCGGTTTTAGAGGAAAGGTTGCAAAACTTTGAGGCAGTTGTTTCTAAATTAGATTCTGCCATTGAAAAGATTGCAGAGGTAAATAATAATGTGTCGCGCATGTTAGCGGTTCATGAGGAAAGAATATCGAAGCAAGAAGAAATCGACTCAGTATTGTTTGATAAGATCGACAAACTCCGTGATAAAATGGACAGCGATCATGACGGCGTTACTAAACGATTATCAATATTGGAACGAAAACTTTGGGTTGGTCTCGGAGTATTGGGAGCAGTTGTAGCATTGTCCAATCCAGCATCAATCAAAACATTGAAACCGTTGTTATCTTCCGCAGAAAGTGCTATACTGACACCAGTGACAGCTTTTGTGAATGGATCATATTGATTCTAAATTTATTGGATTGTTATCTCATAGACTAGAAAAGTTCAAAAGAGTCAAAGCAGGTCTCTACAATTTCCGCTGTCCCGTTTGTGGTGACTCTAAGAGAAACAAAAATAAAACTAGGGGATATATTTACCAAGTAAAAACAAATGCCAACTTTAAGTGTCATAACTGCGGCACTTCGTCTTCTTTTAATAACTTCTTAAAGAAGTTAGATCCAGCGATGCATAAGCAATATACGCTGGAAAAATTTAAAGAAGGTCATACTGGAAAGAACTTTACGGTTGAAGAACCAAAGTTTGTTTTTGAAGCACCAAAGTTTAAGGAGAAACTTGATCTCCCTAAAGCATCTACTAATCCAGTTTCTTGTGGATATTTGATTGCTAGAAAACTTGATCCTGATAAGTTTTATTATGCCGAAAATTTTAAAAAATTTGTAAATTCAAAAAAGAAAACTTTTGATAGCACAAAATATGACGAACCAAGAATTGTCATACCCTTGTATTACCAAGAAAATTTGATTGGTATTCAAGGAAGAAGTTTGGATTTTAACAATCCTAAATCTGTTAAATATATCACTGTGATGTTTAATGATGACGCACCAAAAATCTACGGGTTGGATAACATCAAAACAGATGCTCCAATCTATGTTACAGAAGGACCGTTCGACAGTACATTCATTTACAACTCGATTGCTATGTGTGGAGCTGACGCTGATATTGGCAAGTGGGGCATTAGCAATCCTGTGTGGATCTATGATAACGAACCACGCAATCGAGAAATCGTACAAAGAATATCCAAACATGTATCAAACGGAGATAAAATAGTCATCTGGCCTTCAAATGTAAATGAGAAGGATATTAATGATATGGTTTTATCTGGACTTGATGTTCAGTCTGTGGTAGAATCAAATACCTATTCTGGTTTAGAAGCAAAACTTAAGTTTACTACTTGGAAAAAAATATGAGCAACGGTACAAAGGTTAAAAAGCGTGACGGTCGAATTGAACCTCTTGACCTAGATAAGATGCATTTGATGGTTGATGAGGCGTGTAAAGGTCTTGCAGGAGTCTCTGCAAGTCAGGTTGAGATGAAATCTGGTATTCAGTTCTATGATGGTATTACGACTGGTGAGATTCAAGAAATTCTAATTCGTGCAGCATCAGACTTGATTGATCTCAATCATCCTAATTATCAATTTGTTGCTGCTCGACTTCTTCTATTTGCAGTTCGTAAGCAGTTGTATGGAAAAATGCGTGAATTGCCTACACTTGAGCAGCATGTGTATCAGTGTGTAAACAATCGAGTTTATGACTCTTCTATTTTTGATAAGTATTCTTTAGAAGAAATTCAAAAAGCAAACTCATGGATTGATCACGATCGTGACATGTTGTTTACCTATGCTGGTCTTCGCCAGGTAGTTGATAAGTATTTGGTTCAAGATCGTAGCACTGGTGGAGTATATGAGACTCCTCAGTTCATGTATATGATGATTGCTCTGACCATTTTTTCAGAGTATTCCAAAGAAATCCGAATGTCATACGTTAAGAGGTACTATGACGCAATCAGCAAGCACAAAATCAACATTCCCACACCTATCATGGCGGGAGTGCGAACTCCACTTCGACAATTTGCTAGCTGTGTTCTTGTTGATGTTGATGACACCCTCGAT